CTCAAATTGTTTAGCCTGTCCGAATCTATTTAGAAGATTTCCAGAATTGTCTGTGACAGTAAAACCCCTATCTCCCGAATCCCAAGAGTCTGAGTCAAAAGCATTCAAGTCAACATTATTGCTATGTATTGCCCCACTAACCGGAAACCATCTTGTTGTTGTATTCCCATCTTCACTTACTACCTGTATGTATCTAGATGCGTTGTTGTTAATGACTGTATTCAATGTACTGTGAAACTCTATTGTTCCTGTTCCAGCAACGGGTGTGGTATCAACAGCAAAATTGTTGTTGTTGAATGTGATACTTGCCGTTGCCTGTTGCGCAGGATAGTAGGACTCAGGTGCATTTGAAGTTCCAGCCAAGAAAGTGACATCCCCTGTAGCAGAAGTAGAGGCGACATTCGTTTCATTTGTGAAGTTGTTGTTATCTATCGTGATGACTCTACTTGGTGGTGAATGTGAGGCGTTTGCTGATATTTTTGTCAAGGAAGTCCTCATGCCATTGTAGAAACCATTCTCATCATAGTATCCATGTAGTGTGCCTACGGGTTTGATGACGATAGGAGAGTTGAGTGTCGTAGTCCCTACCTTTGCTGCTAATCTGTATTCAGCAGGTTGATTCACATTACTGCTTGTTTGATTCTCTAGGTAGAATTGAAAACTAGTGTTAGAGAAAAGCATCATCTTCTGTGAGTATCTTCCACTATCAGTTATACCATTTGCATAAGAGCCACTCGGACCTGTAATTTCCAGTGTTTTACCCTTGCCTGTCTGACCATTACCATTCACATCATATGGCGTAATTACTGCCTCTACGGTAAACCCTGCACCATGCGACCAAAGATCGGGCTCAGTGATATCGCTATGTGTGGTATATGGTATCTTCAGGAAACCGTCACAGTCAACGGGGAAGATTAATGCATATGGATTACCGACATATGCATTCGCCACTCAAATCACCTAGTCGAAGAAATTGTCTGCGATTACCTTAGCCTCTTCAAACTCCAATTGAAACTCAACGGTGTTTGGTTGCTCACCTGTGAATGTCGTGCTGAATGACCTTACGAATCCTGTTATTCCCTCGAAACTATTGTCATCTATACTATTGTCTGCCTCGAATGCTTCAACAGGGACATCGGTGAAAGCAGTGAATGAGTTATCATACACCCTGTTCTTGAATGTGAAAGGTATGTTTACTTCACTTCTTGCTGTGAAATTGTTGTCCACCTTACTAGGTATGAGTATGATCAACTTGTTTATGTTCTGATCGTCTTGAAAGGATGATGAATCAACGTATGCATGGATCAACTGCGCCAACTCAAATGGTGTGAACGTGACGGTCACTGCATCCGATACCTCTGTCTTTGTCTTCTTTAGTTGTTGTTCTAGTAGAACCCCACTGACGCTTATCGTCTTTGATGCTATACCCATGTCGAATGCTAGGTTAACTGACTCGCCTGTGACTGCACCAGCCAAGGGAACAGGCACGTTTGGTATTGTCTTGTTAGTGTTTATAGTGACTGAGAGTGCATTCAATGCAATCCTGTTCATTGTTCCAGTTCCTACATCGTTTCTTCTCTGCAACTCTAGAAATACCTTGTAATTCGTTGGTTCTGCCATTAGAACCTCACCGCCGTTGATCCTGTTCTATTCATCTGCAATCCTATCTCCCTCGATACCTTTCTTGCGATATCCTTTATCTCTTGGTCAGAAGCACCAACCCTACCACTGACTTGAACAGTTATGTTCGTTGTTCCATTGGCGATGTTCTGACTCTGCTTGTTGGAGAACACCCTTGCACCTGCTGGTAGTCTGACCAACTCTGCTCCGCCTTCACCCACTAATGCAAGACCAGTCCTAGGCATGAGTCCTCCCTTGGAGAATGCCCTGATCGGTCTTGGTATTGCTTCTGCGTATGTTGTCTTTCCTCTTTTGTCTATGTTCCTACCTAGCAATGCGGCAATAGCACCCGCTACAGCCAAACCAATAGCAACCGGAACTGTGGAGAAGGCAGCGACTATGAATGCGATAGCAGCACCGATGTATAGGAGAGTAGAAGCAGCCTTGTCCAACGAGGAAGCCATTCTAGTCAATATTGCTTTGATCGTCACCTTGAGTATGCTAAATACTAACATGACTGCTCCGACAATGACAACTCCTAGTGCCGTTAATGCGATACCAATCAATGATAGTGTGATCTTTGCTACTCCTTGTATCACTGTGAAGAAATCTCCTGTTCTGAATCCATCAACTAGCAACATTATTCCTGAATAAACCTCTGAAAATAGATAAGCGAATATGTCGAAGAAGTCGAGTATTACTCCCTTCATATCTGATAAGAATTCTTCTGACTTTAACAGTTTGAATAGGGCGAAAGCACCAAGGGCCAATAGAGCGAAGCCTATGAAAAACTTACTAAGTGATAATCCTATTTTTTTTACTGTTTCCCCTACTTTCGCAAATGCCTTTTGTCTCTCTTTATACCTACTAGGACTAAAGAAGAAACTTACTTTGTCTGATATACTTTTTATTGGACTTGTAAGTAATCGCTTTAGTATTTGCATGGGTCTTTGAGCCTTTTTTCTGTCTTCCTCTAAAGTCATGTCATAGAAAGAATCACCTATTATTTTCTGCTGCTTCTTCTCTTCTTCTTGCCTATCAAGAATATCACTACCAAATTTTATTCTATCCTTCAAATCTCCAAAGAATCCCTTTCCTCCTAGGCTTTTCATCGTTTTCAATACACCATCATTGGCCTTATCTACGAATTTCCTGTATCTCTTTATTGCTCTCTCTTCACCGATCATGGAGGCTAATCCCTTGACTTCGGGAAGTTGCTCCATCATCTCTGCTATTGCCCTTCTATCACCTGACTCTGCCTTTGCTGCTATTTCAGACAATTGAGCGAACTTGGCCCTTCTTTCCTCCATCTTAGCGATACCCTGTAGGGTAGCAGCCTCCTTGTAGACAGAATCCTCACTTATGTTGAGTAGTTGTCCCAATGTCTGTACTGTTGCCTTGAACTTGTTCAGAATCCTCCAAGCCCCTGTTCCCGATAGGAAACGACTGAGAATCTCGTAGTTCTTACTCTCAACAACACCACTGATGTTGAGTAGTTCTGCCCTTAGTTTCTTAGCATCCTTAGTTGCCCTTACTAGTTCAGCACTCATGCCACCGAGTTTGTCAATCATCTCTTCTTGCTTCTCTAGTATGTCTGACATGGTATCACTTCTTTTTCATCTTTTCAAGTTCCTCGGATTCTATTCTTTTTACTTCTCCGTGTATCTCTAACATTTCCTTAACTAATTCAAATGGCGTATCGTATGCATCTACTGGATTTATGTTGAATGTGCTTGCGTATGTGTATATCATGATACGAGAAGCCATGATGGGAGAAACGCTTCCTCCCTTCAATGCCCTTCGTATCAGTTTTCGTTTCCCGCATCCCCCTCCAAGTCTTGAAAGGGATTAGGAAGTATTTCTTTTAATTGGTTCCCCACGAATGGAGTCAACCTCATCAAGTCTGTCGCTGATAGGGATGGTTCTGTCCTATCTATGAAATTCGTCACCATGAACTTATACATCTTGTTCAAATCTATATCCATAGATTGAGTCGATGAATCTATATTCATGACGGTTGAGAGGGCCTGTTCTACCTGCAACCAAGTTGGTTGCTTTATCCAAACCTTTAGCACTTCATCTGAGTCGGGTGCTACCTTTATCTCATGGCATTCGCTATCTGTCGCTATAAACAACTTTGTCTTATCACTAACTACTTTGTTTTCCATATTTCCACCTACATAAAACCAACAAACAAACAAACGGATGTTGGTGGAATCTGATATTGCTTCTCTACTGCACTTTAGCCTCCATACTAAACTACATCATGATAGCCCAAAATGCGTTGGAGTAGGTGCAGGAGGTCAATGTCCTTGCTTGAATAGTGGCCTCTACCTCTATTGGTCCCTTATCATCAGGGAAGGGAACGTTGACGTTCTGTATGATATAGTCATCAAGTTTGATCTCTATCTCTTCTCCATTGTCCTTCGTGAATTTCAACTCGATAAGACCAGTATCTGTATCGTATTCCTCTTGGCTTCTCAATTCGTCCCATAGTTGTGTATCTGTGATGAGCATTGTCAACGACAACTCGTATGTTCTCTGACCGGGTATATGTGCGCTCATGACCTCTCTGTTGGTGTTTCCTATGAATCTCTGAGGTGTGATGTTGTTGATTATTGATAGGCTTCCACTCTTCACCCTCGTCACGTTCTGACCGAATACTTTGATGGAACCATCAGAGAAGAGGAATGGGTAGTTGTTCGCCTTCGTCGTAGAGAAGTTCTCCAATGCCGTTGCACCCGCAGCAACGCCTCTCCTTGGTAGGAAACCATTGGGAGCATCGAATGCTCTCCTTGTGACTAGATCCAAGTTGGCCTTCAACTCTTGACCCTCTTCAAAGTTTAGAGTCAAGTTGTTCACTTGGCAACCTGTGAATATCCTGCAATACCTGTTGATATTGTGTGTGTTTGAGTCAATTACATCTGTCACCGCAGTTGTTGACTTGTCGTATGTGACCTCCAATGCGAATGATGGTAGGGAGTCACCATTCAACTCAGTGAATGTATAGTCGATGGCAGCAGTGTTTAGAGCGACATAGCCACCATCACCATGCTCTAGCACGTCAGCATCGGAATGGAGTTTCAGAGGATACTCATTTCCGCCAATCGATCTTATCAGTCTATTATTACTAGCATCCAGTATGAAGTCATTCGTGTTGCCATCCCAAGTCCCTGTTGCCTTATTGCCACTCGTATCTATGGTGAATGTGCCATTTCCTAGAGTGTAGTATAACCAAGAACCATTGTTCAAGGATATGTCCAAGGAGCCTCCACTCACCGTCTCTGCTCCCTTGTATTGATATGCGAAGTTTCTACTGCCTGATACCGCTAGATTAAGTTGCTTCATCTCTACCTCTACATTCGGTGGGGTCAATGTCTCTACCAGTCCTAGCCAATTGTCTGACAGCAAGGTAGGGGTAGTGTTTGATTTTGGTCCCGCCACAGGCGCACCGAAACCATGTAGTGTGACATCAGAAGTACCATCGCTTACAGATTCAACGGTAATTGTAGTCGCAGTGTTCCCAGTGATGATGGTTTCTGTAGTGCCTATGGTGACTCTACATCCTACGTATAGATCAGGGACAAGTTGTATCAGTGCCGTGTCACTACTGTCCAAAGTACCGACATTACTCGCAAATACCACGTCATTCAATTGTACATCCATCTCAGGAACAAATGTTGCGTTTGCTCCTGCTCCAACAAAAACTTCTGTCATTTTTCTCTCACCATACTAACATACTGCGAACCGCTTTAACTCCACTGACACCTTGTAGCCCAATAGTCTTTTATTTCTATCGTTTGCTTCACTCCTACTTGTAAGTTTTATCAAATCTGCGGAACCTTCTGTATTGTTGCTACCATCAACTACCTTCGGCCTGAACGCCTTACTTTCTAGGATATGCCTAGCAATGACATATAATGCTTTCAGTCTATCTCTCGAAAAAGTAAGTTCTGTGAAGTCTCTTCTATGCAACACACGTATATGCAGTGTGAAGGTGAAAGTTTCATTCCTCACACTATAATCGACTGTGGGATATTCTGTTGAACTACTATCCTCAAAGACCACGATAACTGACTGTGAATCGACATCCACTCTTCTTCCCTCATTGGGTTGTATTGAACGGACATCGATGAACTTGGGAGTTTCAGCATGATTGGATGATATTGTTCCAGCATTGGCAAGGGACGTTGCAGTAGAGGCCCAATTGTCAGATAGCAACCTCAAGATAAAAGTGACTTCATCGATGCTTCCACCTCCTTGCCTACTAACTGTAGAAGTTTCTCACCTGCTAGATCAGTTATCTCTCTAACTAGAGCCTCGTCGGAGAAACTAATATCCATTCCTATCTCCTTGGATACCTCTTTGAGAAGTTCGTTTCTCTCACGTTGTATCCTTTCTGCCTCCCTCATTATGGAAATGACTTCTTGGCGATTCATGATATCACAGCATATAGATAACTATCTTCTTCCCCTTCAATACTTCCTTGGCCTCTTCTATGAGTATGTCATGCTTGGCCTTGAGATCGATGTTCGATCCTGTCTCGGTGATGAGTATGGAGTTGTCGTCATGTCTGATGACTTCAGCAGCAACGAGTTTCGTGGTAGTCTCATGAACCCATGATGGAACCCTGCTGTCACCACTGACATATGTGACCCTACATCCGTGACTCGCTACAAATGGATACTTCTGATGGAAGAATATCTTACCCTCGCTGTTGATCATCCAAAAGTCATCCATTCTTCCTTGGTTCTGATTGTCAGTGAATGCCGTGATCGAACCGGAGGATGTCGCTATCGTACAATCAGAGCCATCATCACCCGGCAACAATGATGAGATTACTACTTTCTTTGAATCCTCTGAGTGAGTTGTGGCATAGAAGAAGTCCGATACTCCCCTAGTTAGAGAGCCACTAGTAGCAGTGACGCTCTTGGCCGCAGTCTCTCCTGTGAATTGTGCAGTGTCCTGTGGGAACACCTCGTTGATCGCTGATACTATCTGCTTGGCTGTGGTCTTCTGCCCAAAGTCACCAAAGAAGTGAACTCCCTCCGTCAATACGAAACTAAAGCCACCAACACCCAACGTCAAGGTGTATCCGCTTCCCGATGTCGGGGCAATATAGGATGCAGTGGCAGATGCTATATCCTCGTAGTCGTTTCCTTGCCAAACCTCAAGTCTGACGATCTTCATGACCTTTGGCCTCTCTAGTTGTATGAATCCCACATAGTCCTTGTATTGCTCAACAACATAGGAGTTCAATCTAACGAAGTCAGTGCTATGATATTCGTCCTTGTATATGATTGGTCGAAACGCATACCCAACAGCGTCGTCTATCTTTGCCTCCACCCTTCGTATGAGTTTACCTACCTCTTCCCTGTTGGGTGTGGTTGAGTCAGTAAATGGAGATATCTGCAACAGATTGGAAACATCAGTGTGGGTAGTGTAGTATCCACTGCCTTGAGCGTAGTTGACGTTTATGTTCGTGAAGTCACTAGGGGAGGAAACTGTTGAGCCCATGATATCACCTAACCACCTAACGCTTCTATGCGTCTATTAAACTGTCTTACTCCCCTTATGAGTTGTTGGAGCCTAGTCTTGTTCCCCTTGATGTTATACGTTGGTATCTTCCCATCTTCTGTCTTCTTGCCAGCGATGTCCATCGATCCGCTTAGGTTTATCTGTTTCCTATACGCATAGTCAACTGCCTCTAGAGCAATCAGTGGTGTTTTCTTCTCCAATTTTATCTTAGTTCTTCCAACTCCAAATCCAATACCGAGGAAATCCAATAGGAAATCTGAACTACTGAACTCCTTTGGTCTTTCCTTATCTTTTCCTGCTAGTCCTTCGAGTACCTCTATTGCCGCAGCAATAACCTTGTCGTCAGTGCCTTCCTTTGCTGCTTGTTTGAGAGCATCTGCGTCGATGTCCTTGTCTGCCATGAACAACAAAGCCTTGTAGACTTCTCTTCCTTTTCTGTATCCCCTAGACTCACTACCCTCGTATATGTCTATTAGGTCATTGAAGTCCTCGGCAGTGGCATTGGGAACCATTCTACTGAATTCTGTGAAGGGATCTGCATATTCATCCTCGATCTCCACACCCCTTCCTAATTCTTTACCACCCTCTTGCTTCGGTCCTTGCATCCTTGGATTCGTAATGCGATACGAAGAGGGGCTATCTCCCCCTCCCTTTATCGCCTTGTCGAATGCTTCTATCATACCTTGATATTTCTTGTAGTCTTTGATCAAGGCCATGAGCCTAGGATTCTTGGGCTCACTTTCTTCCTCAACTTCTTTACCTTCCTTACCTTCTTTTCCTCCCAACACCTTGATTTGCTCGTATAACTTACTCTTCAATACGATCTCGATTGTGCCTAATGGTATTGTAGTGTCAAAGATCGAATTGGCTATCAAACCTGAATCCTGTTGCCTAGGCTTCAAGGAATTTGCTATGATAGCACCTATTGGCTCATCCATGTTCTTGAACTTATACGGTATCTTGTCGTCTTTCGTAGAGACATAAGAACCAGTAAACATCTCGTTAAGTTTGTCTGCCATTTGTTCGGCGGTGGTGAAGTCAATAATTGGGTCACGTTTATTTGCTGAGTATACTGCGTATATTTCCTTGTCCTTCATGAAGTCATATGATCCTTCAGTGTCTATTATCTCCAACCAATACACGAAGTTCTTGAATTCATTTGTTTTCTTTCTAGTTTCCTTCTTATTGTAGTCAGTGACCCCAAGTTTGGAGTTCACGTTTGTATGCACTACTGTAAGTTTGTATTGGTTATTCTTTGTTGATTCTGTGTCTTTTTTTGGTGGTGACACTGTGATGTAGTCATATTCTTGCACTACTTTACCATCTATTTCGACCTTGCCTTTGTTCTTGGATCTTGTTATTACAGTATTAGTGGCAAGTCCCTCTCCCTCTATGTATGACCCCACCAAGCCAATAGAAATGTCCTCTCCACCAGTGACGATTAGGTGTGATTCGGGAATTTTCAGTAGTTCACCATCTTTCTCTATTGCGAGTTGTCCTGTCAAGTTGAATTTATCATCAGTCTCAAACTTAAATGGCTCATCATACTTGTTTTCTTCAAACAAATCCTTCATGTATTTTAGAGAATCAAACCTAATGATTATTTTGTCACCCTCCCATTCGGTATCGATGTGTCTGTTGAGTGTATCAGGGTCCAGTATCTCATTTATCTTGTTTGGATTTATCAATGCGCTTGTTAATCTTGATCCCTTTCTATCCCTTGACAATGCTTGTTCCTTTGTTTGAAAGGTGTCTTTTACGAAATCTTCCTCACTTAGATCCTTGAGTGTTAGTTTCTCTCCCTTGACGTATCTTTCTAATGAGAGGTTTGCTAGGTCCGTAGAGAACTCCAACTTCATATCATCCAAAGGAGTGTTGAGTATCAGTTCACTTAGTTCCTTTAGGTATTTGATGTATTTATCCCTCTCATCCTTACTCAGTTTTTCTATGAGTTTCTTGTCCGTAAGTTCAGAATACCTACTTTCCATCTGTCCTTGTCTTGCTTCCTTGAAGTTGAGAAAGGGACCGTGGGTGATTGGCTTAGTCCATTTGGGCAGTTCACCAAAGGAGGATATCTTTTTGAGTTCTATTTCTGTGGGTTGGTTGAATGCCCTACCTTCTATTGTAGTAGGTTCACCTTCCACCATCTAGAACACCTATGCCAGCCATTTTGCCCATGCTGCTGCTTTTGAGGCTCCGTGTACCAAAGCACTACCTAGTCCCAAACCGCTTTGTGGTGGAGTATAGGTAGGTTGACCAGTAGCAGGGTCGATCCAATACGGGTTGTTCATTTGGTCATAACCTGCTGGTGGTATTGGATATCCTGATTGATTCATGGGGTTGAATGCCTGTTGTTGCATTGCTAGTTGATTATTCACACCACCAAAGGCAGCGTTGCCTTGTATGTTGGATGGGGCCATGCCCGGTTGTCCCATTGTAGGTTGTCCCATAGATGGCTGCATTGGTGCAGCAGGTCCAGCAGAGAACCCTTGCGATTCAAGGTACTGCTGTTTCGCCATTCTTCTCTGTAGTATGACCTCAGTGTTTACAGCAGCAGATAGTAGATTCTGTATGTCTAGTTGTAGTGTTGCGTCACTGACGTTGTTGTATGCTGCCTCGCTATCAGCATGGAGAACGATCTCCCCACTGGATGCGGTATTGAACTTGAGATTCTTCAATTGCGTAGATACCACTCTCTCTACTACATCCTCGATCAACTGCTCAAAAGCAGTTAGGAATTGAGGACCATGATACTCAAAGAATTCTTCGACATGGTTCTCCTGTAATGTCAAAAGGTTGTTTACTGCTTTGAATTGTGCGTTCTGTCCATCTGTTATTACAGATGCTAATTGTCCGTTGCTAGTCCCGAATAGTCCCATTAATCCTCATCCTCCACTGCTTCCTCTTCTACTATTCGTGTGCCTGTCTTCAGTAGTGCCTGTATCCTCTCCGTATTTGACTTCTGTTCTATCAGTAATAAAAACAACTCTTCTTCCTTGGAGGAAACCTCCACATTGGGAGGTTTGATAGTCCATCCAACCGCAGAAAGCGATTGAATGTCTTCCATCCTCAGTGTTGTGAGAGGGCCGGAGGATATTAATTTCTTTGGAGATGGAACGTATGCGCTGAAACTCAAACCATGCTCATCTGCAAGTATCTGTTGCTCCAACATTTCGTACTGCTTGTACATCGAAGCATGTTTTGCACAGTAGGTTCCCTTCATTGGGTATCCTTTCCTAACCTTGTGCAGTGGTATGCCGGGTCTGTATGGGTCGGATACCTCCCATACCTTGTGTGTACCACAGACAACACATCTATCTTTGATGTTGAATTGATGTCCAAACTTGAAAAATAAGAATTTTTTCTTTTCAGGTTTCAGTATCTTTATGATTTCCTTGATCTGCTTCTTGGGTTTAATTGCCTTGAATTCATATTTCATAACAGTGCCGGGAGCCCTTGCGAGTTTCTCCCTTGGAAGGAAGGCATTCTGTTCTACAGTCGTCGTTCTAGCGTCAATGAAACTTTGTGGATTAAATTGCATAGCCATGTTTTTCACCTCAGTAATCGTCTATCATCGTCAGTATTCCCCTATATACCATCTTTGAATCTGATTTAGCACTTACTATATACTTGAAGACAGGAACCCCCTTCTCATTTAGTTTCTCTATTCCTCCTTCAAATGCTGCGAATATTGGATGTTTCTCTATTTCGTCATAGTTGTATTTGTCTTTCCACAAGTCGAATTTGTTTGCCCATATACCTACAGCGATTGGATAGTCAGAGGACTTTTTCTTGCCCTTCTTATTTATCATATCCCAATAGGGTGAACAGATGGTATCTACTAGGAATGACCAAGATAGTTGCTGTTCGATGTCATAGTGCTTGGACAAGTGCCTGTCATCGATCATAAAAATGATGTATTTGACATGTCGGCTTTTCATGTCCTTTACCCATTCCCCCCAGTATAGTGTCTCTCCCCCTACATCTGCTGTCTTGACCGTGTGGGCATTTCCATCTATCTTGACGTACTTTCTAGTTGCCCTCTTCAATCCAACTGTTCTCTCTTTGATATTCGGTACATCCCCCCTTGTTCTCAATTGATGGTGTAGTGTTGTCTTTCCTACTTGTGTCGCTCCATATACTCCAAAGTTTATTGCATGTAATTTACTGTATAGTTTACCAACTGCCTCGACAATAACGATTGCGAAACCAGCCATCAATGACATTTCAACACCTCAGAATAGATGATGCCAAAAGTCCAGCAACCCCTCCCATATTCCTGCAAAGATGTTGTAGCCGGATAAGGCTATCATATGCCCTACGAGGAAGCCACTTATTGTGGATATGAACCCCCAAAACCAAAACCTGAACCTCATGAACATCAGGTCTGCTGAATGCGCTCTCTGCAAGTCATATGCAAGAGTCGATTCATCAATGCCCATCAATAGTTGGTCTAGCATATTCTCACTGTTCAGTCATCAAGAAGGACGGATTTATCACGTTCTCATCGACATACTGTTGCTGCTGTGGAATCGGCCTAAACCTGAACTCTTCATACTGACGCATGGACTCACGTACTCTCTTGCGGTTCTCTTCGTCCTTGGCTTTCCTAGCCCAATAGGTGTTGATGCTTCTCTGTAGTAGGAAATCCTCGATGTACTCGTTCAACACCAAGTCGAATATAGATTTTAGAATCATTATTCCCCCCACTGTCAATACACCAAATAGAACTGCTAGGGTGTAAGGGCCATAGACACTTAGGAAAGCAGACCCGAATGTAGCGAAGAAGTATACGTTGACACCACTTACAGCACCAACGAATAGGATTGTCATCACTAGGCGAGTGTCATCCTCAAATGTATTATAACTCATATTATGCAAACTCCACAGAAACAGCAGCAGTACCTGTTATGTCCAAGTACAATCCATTGTTTGCTATAGCACCATGCATGTCGAATTCTATGGCAGTCTGCTTGGCTGCGTCGAATGATATCCTAACAATCTCCTTTCCACTTGCAGCAGTATTGTCGAATAGTTTGATCGTACCTGTGCTACTGAATCCTGATGCGTGAATGCTGATTAATTTACATCTGTCATTTGATATTAGTGCGTCGGCTGTTTTTACTCCGCTTGAATTACATGCCATGCTTATTCCTCCTTGGTGGTGGTTTTCTTAGTTTTCTTTGCTTTGGTTGTTGAAGAGGAAGTATCTGTCTTCTTCTTAGGTGGTCTTCCTTTTTTCTTAGGAGCAGGTTTCTTCTCTGCTTTTGATTCTGTTTTTGGTTTTTCCTCGACCTTTTCCTCTACTTTAGGTTCGGGCTTCTCTTCTACCTTGGGTTCAGGCTTTGCCTCTACCTTGGATAGTTTCTTTGCGAAGTATTTGTTTACGACAGCATCTATCGTGGTTTCATTTTCTAGACTTAGGACTACTCTCAGCAAATCCCCACTAGCAGAAATTAGGTCTGATTTATCTGAAGGCACGAAACCATATTGCATTGTGCTATCTATGATGTAGGCAGCATACCTTAGAGGCATGTCTATTTCTTCTGTTGAGGTGATGGAGTAAGTCACTCCACCTCTTCTAATGATTTTTGGTTCATCCAATGATTTGTTCTTTAGTTTAATTTTTACCATATTAAACACCGTTAGGTTGTAGCCCCGTCCCTCCATTTTAGGAGGGACAGGACTAAACTTTTCGTTGATCTATTTAGAGATTCCCGTAAACACGGACTCTAATCATTCCTAGGTCGCTGTTAGCAGATTCAGCACCGGAAGATGCAACAGTACCGACAAGAGCGAATGATGAACTGCTCTCATAAGCACCTGCCGCACTTAGTTCCACTACAAATCTGTTCAAAGCAACCCCTGATGCGACCTCACAGCCAGTAATCATAGCAGCAGTGACACTAGTAAGTCCTAGTGATGCTGCTGTGATTATCTCGCCATCCTCAGTGTATGAGGTGATGTTGATATTAGCATCCACAAAGTATTCGTCACCAGCGACCCTTGGGCCAACGTAGCCTTTGTGGTCTGCTAGTACAGTCACTGTATGTGTCACTTAATCACCTCAAGCACTCTTTAGGTTCGTAATCTTGGCTTGTCCCTTGAAGAATGAACAGCAGGTTTCCCCGATGGTTCTGTACATTCCTTGGTTTCCGAGTTTACCAACACCGAATGGGTTTCCGTTGGTGATACCATCCTCAAAGTATTGGGTTGGTTTCATCACAGATAGCCATAGGTGGTCAGTGTCTAGCAACAGAATGTCGCTGAGTTTACCTGAACCCTGTCCCGTCTTTGGCATGTCTTTGCATGGGATGATCGGGATGTCGTAGTAGGTAGCGACCCTAAAGCCGACTTCTGCACCCTTGACACCACGAACACCGTTGTGGGTTGGCACGATTTCTCTCCTGTCCATGAACCTCTCTTGGGCCTGTAGGAGATCACCGATAGCCTGAACAGTGTCGTATCCAGTCAACATGACCTTGGTGTTTCCACCGTTCTCACGTACCTCACGGATGACGCTGTTGAGTAGGCTTAGTGTTAGTAGCCTTGCGTCACCTGCTGCGTATCCACCACCGAAGTTGATTACAGCGTCTAGGTATCCGTTTCCAGTTGCACCTCTTGCTTTGCCGTATATCTGCCTCATTGCAGCAGCAGCGTTCTCGATGGTGTCATCGGATGAACCGATTAGACCAGCAGCAGCCATTGCCTCAACTTCAGCCTCTGAAGAAACGATCTTCAATAGTGAAGTGTAGTTCTTCGATAGGTCATCGGTTGGTGTTGCGTCGTCGTTTGTGTCAGCACCATACAACTCGAATGGCATCAGAAGCATCTTGTTCTGAGACTCAGCGTGATGCTTACCCATGTCCTCACGGACTATTGCTCTGATGTCACCTACACCGTCATCGATAGCGGCAAGTTCCATACCAAGTTCAGAGAACTCGAATAGATGGGCCACCGTCTTTGGGCTGACGAATAGTTTGTCATACTCAGGAGCAAGAGCCTCAAAACCAGTGCTACCTAGGGAAGCGTTTTCAATAACACCACCGATGATAGCCGGGTCAGGAGACGTTGAACCTGCTGCTCCGCCTGATGTGACGCTAAAGGACGAACCACTGCCACCTTGAGGACGGCTCTTTAGAACCCTCCATCCCGATGATGTGTATGGTCTTTTAGCAACCATAGACAATGCGTTAACCTCTTGGTTAAGCATCGACCAAACTTTCTGTCCGTAAAGGACGTTGTATAGGTCGGCCAGTCCAGTTGCACCTGTAGCGATGGATGTTCCACCATCGTGTGCAGTTCCGAAACCGCCAACCAATCCGGCACTCTTCAATACAGCATTACCAGCAGCACCGCCAGTAAGTCCATATGAAGAACTTTCTAAATCTCTCATTGTTTTAACATATCCACTCATTTCTTTTCACCTCAGTAGTTCCCCGCCAACTTGTGTATGTCGTCCCACGACATGTCAGCGATATTCTCAACGGATTTTAGCACGTCTTCAGGGAGGGAAGGCACTGCTGCCTTAACGATTGCATCGTTCCTCTCTGTTAGAGACTTGCGTAGTTCAGCAAACTCTTCTTTGAGTGCGGATACTTCAGCATGTGCGTCGTATTCTGCTCTCTCAGCAAGAGATTTCTTCATTTCCATCTCTCTAGCAAATCGAGACTCGAATTGCTTAGATAGAGAATCGTATGCTAGTTTCTCCAATTGCTCGGCCTTAAACTGCTCATACGCTTTCTCTACGTTCTCGACGGATAGATCAAGAGTAGTGAAGTCACCACTCTCTAGACCTTTGGAAATTGGTCCGAGTTGTGCAGGTGCTGCCGTTGGCCTTCCACCACTGACAACCTCTTCACCAGCCTCGTAGTCCCTTGTTGAATCTTCATCAAGGGCTTTGGCTGCCATGTCCATTTCTTCCATCTCTTCTTTCTCTGTCATTTCTTCCTTGTCGGTTTCCTCTTCACCCATTGCTTTGTCGTACATGGCCTTCTCGTCCATTGCTTTTGCATCCATCATGGCCTTCTCGTCCATTTCCTCTTTTGAAAGGGCATCAACCTCTTTCATCAGGGTGTTCAGTTCCTCAAGGGCTTTTTCTAACTTTTCAGTCATTTTTTCACCTTTTTCCTGTTTTAAAATGTCAAATTTGGCTTCCGGGTTGATACCCTTCTCACAAATTGTGACTTCGTGTAATTCGAGTTTGTCGATTTCATTGTACTCCCCAAACTCGTCGTTGTTCCTCTTCTGCTTCGATAGTGCTTGACCACCGATGCTGAAGGAACGTAGGGTTCCCTTTCGGATTCCCCTTGATATTTCCTTGGCCTTCTCTATGTCATCCCTTAGTTTGATGACAACATAGAACCCAACATCATCTACTTGCGTCTTGTGCAGGGTTCCATTCGTATCCCTGTATGATTCTATAACCTCTCCAACCTGTACGTTTGAATGATTAGACATGACGTTCCTGAACTTCTTGTCACCCATGAAACCTTGAACTGCCTCATTCAATGCCTTCAACGTAATGAGATCGTTTTGTTTGTCTACAACCTCTATGGAAGCATAGCCACCTATAACCAAGTTGTCTGATTTTAGGATATTAAAACTACCACCAGTATCTGTGGCTAGTCTCATTGGTTGTTCCAACACGCTGAACAAATTCACATTCTTTGTATTTAAGCGTCTCGATCATCCGTATTAGATAGGGTTAACTTTTTATTCCTATCCTTTGTTATATCGATAAGTCCCTCATCTTCTGAGTCATCTAGCATCTCTTGTTTCATACCTGTCCATATTACCCATGTATCCTTACCATCCACAGGCACTACTCTAGCATGTAGTCGAGTCTTGAACCTATCACCATCTAACTTGTATTCATGATACCCATGTCTTTGTACTCCGAATAGAACCTCCCCTTGGTCTAGTTTTATTCCGTCCTGTCTATTCGTTGCTATCTCGGCAGGGAACTTACTAGACTTACCGAATAGATTGAACACATCTTCAATGTCATCTATGTCTATTGTCCAAACATACTCTTTGTCATCGTGCATCAAAACCAAGTCTAGGTTGTCATCCTCTCTCTTGTTTACAACAAACTTCCCTATCTTTTGACTTGCCTCTTTTACGATTGTTTCCTCATTCTCAGAGAATGTGTCATTGTTCTTATCATATACAATAGCCGTTTCTTGATTCATCAACCACTTCTTGAATTTATCCTGATCCCCATCGAAAACATATCCCTCAAATTTATCCAAGTGCTTTTCCTTGACGAACTCAAGAATATCTTTGTATGGGGTTGGTCTTCCTTTATCCTTTAGGAACTGATATATCGCCAATCTAAGTTCTGATCTGATGGTCTTCATCATTTCAGTCATTTCCTCTTTCCATATGTCTATGTCGTAAAGGGCATTCTTAGCCATCAGGTCATCTCCCTCTATGCCGTATACCTGAAAGCCATCGAGATCCGATTTTACTATGATCTCTGCATTACCATGCACTCCATCAGTGATTATCATTTTCTTTAGTCCCTCAGTTCTAATCATGTATTCCTTTGAGTCTTGGATCAATGACTTCTTCGCATCTTGTGCTAGAAGTTCTAGTGTCTGTAGTTTATCGGATTCCTTTACTTCAGGTATCTCTATGACCTTGGCAGAGTATAGTGAGTAGGCATCTCCATTTCTTCTGACTTCATCAACCTTCACCCTAACGATAGAACCCACATCAACAGAGGTCTTGGTGTTAAGTGCCTTCCCTACGGGTATGTATGCAATGTCATCCATCTCCACTGTCTTATGCTCCCTAGCCTGTTCAGCAGTGACTGGTCCTATTCCTATTCTATAGGTGAAAAGACCACTCTTTGTCTTGTCCTTACCCAACACAACGACATCGAGATCAACGAACTTCTTCCACTTGATCCACTTAGGATTCTTCTGTATTCCCACATAGTATGTTGATTCTATGTCCTTGATGACCACACCCTCTGATGTTGGGAGATCCATGATTCCCTTTGCGTACTTGTCTATCTCATCGAATGAGTCTGCGATTCTAGTGTCCTTCTTTGACGGAAAGGCCAAATGTTCCGATGAGTGTTGGGAATATTGGTAGAACAATATGTTGATTCTCTCCCTCAAGGGTTCTTCTGCGACGTTCTTATCCTCATGGTACATGACATCGAAAACGTGTGCCTTGAGTTCTAACCCGTCTACTTCCTTCTTGAATATGTGAGTGACGACATCTGCCCTGTGAACAGGCTCATCCCCTTGAAACCCTACCAGTTCTGCGTCTAGTATGCAATCCCCGAAATGTTTCTTCTTCATCTCATCGACTTGCTTCTTGCATTTATCGGTGATGTCCTTCTTGTTGAATGAGAATATATTGACATCACTGCCCTTCTTGTGTATCTGAATTCTCATTCCATCATACTTCTCTTGCACGACAAACTCACCGGATAGACCCTTGATGTACTTCATGTCGTCTATCTCGAATATTCTATACATTGGCTTGTTTGGAATGTAGAACTCAACCTCTGATTTCTCCTTCTCTGACTTGGTTATAGATTGCTCAAGAGCAAGTAGTGCCTCCCATTCTTCTTCTGTGTTATCCTCAAGGTACATCTCCTTGAGTTTCTTCATCGCTGAGTCAACCTTGGCCTTCACTCTCTTGGTGTTCTTACCCTCACCGTAGTGTTCCATAATGAAGAGAGGAATGTCAGATACCTTCAGGTCCAATCCCTTTGAGCCATCTGTTATCGTATCGACAGGCAGATCATACTTCTTCCATGTCTCTTCCTTTATCGGTAGTGTCTCTGTTCTTATTGCATAATGTAGGAATGCTATCATCATCCCCTCCTTCTCCATCAACACATCGAGTACGTTTTCACCGAGTTGCTCGCTGAAGGGATCACTGATCTTCTTGGATGAGAATCTCATTCTCTTGATGTCATTGTATAGTTTCTTGGCTTGAAGGCTATCGGGTTTCTCAACCTCGTCGTCAAACAGGTACTTCTCATCCACGAACTTCTTCAGTTCCCTAGTGAAGTCATTCAACTCATCGAAATGCTTCCTGACTCCACTAACTGCCTTCTTCCATTCTCCCCTGTATTCCTTGGGGTCTTGTAATGCAGATAAGTAGGAAAATCTGACCTTCTCAAAAACATCGAGGACACGTTTTGTGAATGCGGCATCCTTCTCGAATGCTACTCCCGATGTTGGCATGTCTCACACTTCTACTCAGATATATCCTGCACCTGAAGTGGCTCTCAATCGCTTCATTTGTTTTATGGTCTTTGTCATCAAATCCACTATTCTTTCCGCTTCATCTGCATCATTTTTCTCATTTGCAGCCTTCAATTCAGCAGTCAATTCTCTAAGTTCAACGTATAGGTCATTGACTCTTCCTATTGGTTCTGACCTCTTGCGACTCTGCATAGGCATTTCATTTTTCTCAAGTAGATCATTGACGGTCTTGAGTATGTCATCCACAGCCTTCTTGATGGTATCACTCATCTCTCCCTTCTTGACCTCGTTTACCTCACCAGCAGCAGGGTTCTCCACCTTCTCTTCCTTTGGATTCTTTGAGGGTCTTTTCACCTTGACCTCTTCGCCTGTCACGTCCTTTCCTTGAGTTAGATGCTGATAGTGGTCTATTGTCTCTTTTGCCTTCGCTAACATCTCTAGTGCTTTCTCTTCAATCGTCACTTTCTCCGGTATCATACTATCACCCTACGTTCTCCACCATCTTGTGTATGTCATCCCAAGACATCTTTGCGATGTTGTCGCTTGTTGGAGTCGTTGTGTTGCCCATCGTTGGAGAAGGACTATCCACAACAACATACCCTGATTTCATCAGAATGTTGTCCTTATCGTACACGGCCTTCTCTAGTTCTTTCACTTTGTTTACTAACTCCTTCAGGAGTAGCATCATCTCATTGTCCTGTTCACTCATTCAAATCACCTTTCTTCTTGGGGTATATCATGCTTCTTACTTGGTTGTATAGCAATTCGTAGTCCTTTCTTAGTTCGGCTGCATTCGCCACGATGTCTAAGTTTTTCTCTTCCATCGCCTCTATCTTCTTGTTGGCACTCTTTTCGACACCTATGGATTTCAATGTCTCGATCAACTCACCTAATCGAGTGAAGTCCTGTCCGAAGAACTCCGAGGGTTGAGCGGCCTGTAGGTTCTTCTTCACCCTCTTCTTCATCTTGGGGTCTAGTTTCTCTAGCAGGGGAGCATTCTCCTTTCGTATGATTTCTCTCCAATCACTCATCCTTTTCACCCTCCCTTACATCACTCAAGGCAGAGTCTAGATCGAAGTCTATCATTCGGGTAGATAGCAGTGAATCCAACAACTCCACATACTCCCTTGCATCTTGATCAACATATAAATTTAGTTCTTCAGCAATGTTGATGTATTTCTTCAGAACAGGAAGGTATGCTTTGGCACTTTCTCTAATAACATCCATTCCATCTCCCTCGAATTCTGTTAGGTTTTCTTCTAAGGTATCGAGATTGTTTTCTACCATAAGTGTGTAGTAGTTCAATGTCTTCTCTCCTTCAACTAGGAACTCTCCAAACTCCTTCAATTCAGAGAGGCTATATTTCCCACCACTTGAAGTTGCTTTGATGTTCCTCTCCATTTCTTCTAATTCTTTGGACAACTCATCCTTTGCTTCTTGGAGTTTTGCCTTTGCTTTACTAATTGTTAAGATCATCCTCGCTTGTTTAGGGTTTATGTCAAATCCGTATTCCCTAGCACTGCTTCTTAATTCTGTAAACTCTCTAGGTATTTTCATTTGGAGATCCTTTCCTTCTACCTTCACAGGTCTTGATCTTGCTTCTCCACTAATCACATTCCTCTCTGTCATATCATCGAGGAACCTCATAAACTTCAATGAGTCCCTTGGTCTTATTTCTCTAAGTAAATCCGCCACCTTATCCTTCAATTGTGAGTCTCTCTGTTTTATCTGATCTTTCTTCTTACGATATTCCTCTATCTCATCTGATGGTAATGAGGACTCACCCTCATCTACTATTTTCTTAGTATCTTCAATTTTCCTCTTCAATGCCACAAGACTAGGTATTCCCTTCTCGTTGTTCTCAAACTTGAATTCCTCCAGTGTCTCCATATCCTTGACGACAGTTGGGAATCCTTTCTTGGCTGTGGTAAACTCGACAGTGAGATCCTCCCTGAGTTTTGGATTCATTCTCCTACCTCTCATCTCAGGAATAGAGTCGTATATCTTCTCAAGGAGAGCGTATCCTTCATCTCCACCATAGTTTGCTGATAGTCTCCTTTGTATTGGTTTGAGATCACTATCAGTTGATGATTTCAGTTCATCTATTTTTTCAGAGCCGATGGTAGAAAAGACATGAAATATATTAGGCAACTGAGTATTTCTGAAAATATTCGTGCTTTGCTTTATCTCAGATACTATGTCCTGACTCATACCCCCTGTGGTGTTATATTTGCTGAGTATATCCCGTATCTTCAGTGCGTATTTGTTTATTGCATCCTTACGTTTACTTTTCCTCTTTTTCTTCTCCATTGGCTTTCCCTTTGGAGGGAAGAAAGTAGGGTTTGTCTTAGGCTCAGGTTTCTCTTCTTCTGCCTTTAGAATAGAAACCCAACTCATGTAATCACCAAGGGATGTTCTCTTTCTTCAATGGTCTTTTCTTTGGCAGTGTGATCACATCGGGAATGTCCCTTGTGCCGGGATGGGTGTTTCTCTCTTGTCCCGGCTCAGGACCAGCATACATGGAATAGTCACGGTTCTTCGTGACTGCTTCTCTCTGCTCTGCCCTCTGTCGCATTTCTGCTGCTTTCAATTCTCTTTGTAGTTCCTTTACTCCTTTCTCTGTCATCCTATTGTCCTCCTTGTGTTTGTTGTTGTTGGTCTTTTTGTTGTGCTATCTGTCTTATAAGAGGAATTGCCTTATCCCTAATACCAAGCGTACTACTGAATACTCTTGCGAATCCCTCCACTCTTGCTTCGAGATTATTTGCGTCACCAGTCTCTATCCGTTGTGACATCAGATTCACTATCTCATCTGCTGTATTGCCATATTTTTTCAATGCAGCAACTTGTTCTTGTAGAGTAAAAGAACCTTGCTTTTTTTGGTCCCATAGTAAATCTACGTCAGACCCTTCTTTACTATCTATAGCAAGTAAGAATCCAACTAGATTTTTTAGAGAACCCGACATTTCATTCAATACTTGATTCCATCTTTCTATAGGTAGGGGTTGTGGTTTCTTGAACCTACCAAGGAATTTCTCTACCTTTTCCATCTCTTCATCCTCTTGATTTTGAGGGTCTACGAACTGTGGTTTGGACTCTTCTTGTTTATTCAATTGTCCTTTCCAATTCATTTCTTATTCCCCACATCTTGTTCTACGTATAATGCTTCTAGTTCTTGCTTCCATTGCCTTACTATTTCTAGATGTTCTAAGTCCTTCACCATAGCCGCAACGATTCCCATTAGCCTACCCGCCTCTCTGTTCGTGAATCAACATTTTGATTTCCTGCTTCTGCTGGTAAGCCTGAGAATCTCTTGTCAGGACCAGTCTCCATAGATGGCTTATTCCTTGTTGCAGGTGGGTTCTCTTGTGGTTTGCTTCCTGTTAGGGCTTGTTCTTGTAATTGTCCTAATTGAGAAGCATCGACGTTTGTTCCAGCAAACGGATCAGTTTCTATTGCTTTCTCATCCTGTGCCTCATCTCCACCTTGTTGTTCAGGCTTGGGCTCAGGCTTGGAGAAAATGAACCTGCCCTCGTCATCCATGTCAACCTCGAACCCTAGGTTCTTGATCGACGCTGCGACGTTGACCTCTATTTCCCTCTTTCTTAGTTTGGCGATCTCATCCTCTTCCTCTGATGGTGGTAGTTTCAAATCCCAATCAGTGATACCGAACTCCTTCGTGATGAATGGGAAGACATAGTTGTTCCATATCGTCTGTGCCATCTCAACTGCTCTGTTGGTGACAAGTATCTGCATACCTTCGTTATTCAGACCACCACTGGAAGAGTTGTCTGCCATGAATATTTTACTCACACCATAGAATGCGGATATCCTGTCTCTCAAGTCATCCTTGACTGAGATGTAGTCCATCTCCTTGAGTGAGTCCATGAACTTGACCCACTCGATAGAACCCTTTCCACCTTCAGCCTCTATTCCCATGACGGGTATGAAATGTGGGTCTTGCTCCATCTTCTCCTTGACCCCTCTCCAAAAGGACTTCATTGACTCGATGTTCCTTGTTTGAACAGCGAGTAGTCCTCTCGGCATCCTCGCTTTCGTGTATGAAGAGTTAACGTAATTGTCCATAGCGATGAGAGTAGTAATGGCATTGAACAGGGTGATGACAGGAGAAAGCCCATACAGTCTTCCGGGTGAGTATTTGCTGAAATGCAACACCTCGTTCTCTAGATAGTATTGCTCCATGCCATTCACTCTATTGACATAGTGTACAGGATAGAGCGAGACACCTCCACCACACGTCTCGCATCTCTCTCCGGGGTCTTCTGTGATAAAGTCCCTATGTTTTATGCAGGTGAATCCCTTGTTGCCTCTCTCACCTAACTCATCAGCATAGATGTGCATCGATACTGGATCGCCTCTGAAGACCTCCTTTATCCGATGCATACGAATAGCACCGTTGTTGTCCAAGAAGTATTCCTTGACCATGACAAGATATGCGTCATCCATGATATTGAGATCATCCTCCATCTCCTTCAGAACATCGATGAACATCTGCTTGGCCTTGTTTACATGCCCATCCATGAATTTCTCTATGTACTTGAGTTGCATTGGGTCGGGCTTCCTCAAATCATTTGAGCCACACTCTACACAGACATCAGTGGGTCGTTGGTGTTGCTTACCACAGGAGTTGCATTTCCTTGTGAACTTCTCTTCCCAATGGTATCCCCTTCTGAAAATCTCATTCTTTAATTGGGTGATGCAAGTTCTGAGGACGATGGATTGATTTGCCACATGATATATGATCGGTGACGTAATCATGTACGATGCGTCTTTCTCCTGAATGCCGGGATTGAACACTTTTCTGTCACCGGGTTTAGGAGTGGTTCTCCTGAACAGGTTCGTTATCGAGAACCTTCTTTTTTCCTCAACCATTCAAATCACTCTTCCTCTTCCTTGTTCGGTCCCTTATGCTCAAAGAGGAAATCACTGGCATCATCTAGGCTTGCCCACTCATCTTCAGTCAATTCGTAGTCATCCACTATTTCCTCTAGATCATCGATTGCGTTATCTAGGTTTTCCTTCTTTATCGAATCGAGATCAGTCATCAGGTGGAGTTTAGAATTTTCCCTGTATTTCGCAATATTATCTAGGTCTATGTTGTATTTGCCCCAATCGAACTTGCGGTTGTCCTTGTGGTTCTCGTACTTCATGAGTTTGAACAACTCACCGATTCTAGACCTCGCCCAACTCTCCTTCTTGTATCCCTTCTTTATTCTGATTAACTCAAGGAGTATGTCTGCTTGCTCTCCCTTCAATCTGAAGTGTGGCCTACACTTTGTCAGTAGGTCAAACACATCCTTCTGCGAGTAGAAGTTCAATCTGTTTATCAGGCGGGTATCCTGTGGTGACTTCTCATCCAAGTGTAGTTTCCCACCACCTAGCGACTTATGCATCTCAAGCATGAATGCCTTGCCTCTATCACCCGTAGCGACAAGACCGACTCTAGGGTTGCTGTTCTTGTCCATCGTGATGAAACCATCAGAGTCTATGAAAGCAGCCGTGTATGCATAGATGTCCTTCTTGATGTCGTCAGACAACTTGAACAGCATACCATCTACATTCGTGATGTTCTGACTCTTCGCTATCGTGGTGATCATCGGTGCTGTAGATTTCCTCATCAGATTCACAGGTAGTTTATCGTGTATTTCCCTAGATGATATACCGGGATACTCACAGACCATCTTTGTGATAGTGTCTCGTAGTTCCTCCTTAGCGGAAGTAGTATTGTACTTCTTGTAGATGTCCTTGAATCCCTTCTTGGCTACGTTCATTTTTTTCGTCAATTGTGCGTACTCGGAATCTAACTTCATTCCCTTTCTGAACAACTTCGCCTCCCAATACTTGCACACCTCATCGATTAGAGCAGCCCTAGTATCGTAGTCATTGATCTTGCTTAGTTTGATCAGGTCGGACTCAGATAGCATCATATCCTTGACTGCTGGCTTATACTTGCTTATCCAGTATATCGACTCGATGCTCTTGTCTAGGTGATCGCTGTATCCATCAATCAGGCTATCGATGGCCTTGCTCATCTCCATCCTCTTCTCACCCTTGAGGTTTCTTCTCAACATTCTCATCTGCTTGATGATGTCAGGTATGTCGTTTCCCTCTATCTCGTACCTCTTGATGATGACTTCCAATCTCTTGTTCGCATCGGTGAGAGACATGGAGTTCTTCTTGGCATAGTTCTTGACGATGTTCTCATGACTGTCTAGAGGTTGAGAGTACAACCATATCTTACTTAGTTCAAGTTCGTTCTCCAACTTGTCTTTTATTTCTTCTATCTCTTCTTCCTTCATATCGATCTCAATAGCAGCATCTCTTAGTTTATCGCCCTTCTCTCCCATTTTTTCACCTCCTTAGAAATTTATACCAGTAAGACCAAAACCGGAGGAATAACGTTGCCTCGGTTGTGTGTCGAATACATCCAAGTCATCCAACAATATGAAAGATTCTGATGGTCCCTGTGATGCGGCATTCGCCAAGGCCAATCCCATAACCAAGTCGTCATGCGCCCCCACACCCTCGAATCTACCTGAGTCAGTGATGGAGAACATGGACAATTCCTCTATTAGCAGGTTGGTTATCTGACGACTATTGTTATCTCCGTATGGGAATCTGAGTTTACCATTCTCTATGTTCATCTGTAGATTCAAAATGATTTCCTGCTTCTTCTTACGAGTGGTATCGAAGTCCTTCACATTCAAATCAGATATGTTTCTCAACTCCTGTGTGAACGCCTTGGCGAAGGTATTCGTTTCATACAAGATTTGCTCAGGCTCAAATATCTTCCCTATCATCCTAAGTTTATTCAAGTTTTCCCTAAACTCCACGTTCTTTGCACGATCAACATGAACAATGGTCTTGTTCATCTCTTCATCTACTTCTAGAACAACGACAACATTGTAGTCACCATCAGTAGAGATAGCAGGATCAACACCAACATAATACTTGTATCCCTTGTCCTTTCGATGTCCTAGTTTGAGAACATAGTCCTTGTTCTTGCATTTCTCTACAAACTCCACATTGAAAAGAGAAGTTCCAGTGGAAATCGGGACGCACAAGTATTCCCTTGTGAACTTCAACGAACCTATCTCAGCCTTCCTTTGCATCAATGCGTCGTAGTCCCAACGATCCGGCCAAAGTGGTTCGTTGAGGGAGTTGAGACATGGATACTTGTTGACTGTGTATGCTTGGTTCTCTTCCAACTGTGCGAATATGTCCGTGTATGTGAATGGTGTTCCAATCATCCTCAATTTCGATGTGTGGTGAAGTGTCGGTATCATATCCCCGAAGAACCAGTCAGTCACTCTCTGTATTCCTGACATGCTGAATTCCTTCAAGGGGTCGTCAATGATGATCTCCTGTGGGTGAAGACCACGAATCTGAGAACCAACGGAACGCTCTAGGATCGCATTGCCGTTGGTGAGTTGTATGTTTCCGATTGCCCACCCCCTAGAGGGTTTGTAGGGTTTCAACGCTGGATGGTTGAAATAACGGTCTATCTCCCTCATGTGAACGAGTGTCTGCTTTTGGTTCGATGAGATGTATAGCATTTGGTAAGGAGGTTCTTGGAAAACCAAATTCCATACTACCCATGAGTGCATGAACACAGACTTGCCGTGGTCCCGACTACAAACTATGACTGTCCTATCTGTTGACTCCATCGTTTCGAGCCATTCTTGCATGTATGGTGGGAACATCTTTCCCAATAGATTCTGAAAGAAATAAGGGAAGGAGTTCTTCGACAACTCCATGTCCATTTTCGTGACGAAATCTAGGTTCTCTAACTCCATGCTCACCACTTGACTTTATCAGCCCAATAAGCAGCAGAAGTCTTTCCTCTC